TGATCATCTGTTTATTCGCACTGTATCTTTTGAGAATATCAGTATGAGGAATGAAGTAATGTCCAGAGGAATTATCACTAAAGTTGATATGCTGTCTCGTGTTTACAAATATAAGAAAGGATTATTTGACGGATCGTATCATTGCGAGTATACTGAAGAGCAGAAGGACGCTGCTCACAAAGCATTCAATGATGTCCTAGACATGCTCCAAGAATACATTGCATAGTATGCCAAGAAAAGATTTAGACAACATCGATGACCTCCTAGAGGATATCGAAAAAATGAAAAATAAAATTCATCCCAGAATCACGGATGTCACTGACTCTCCTAAAGACTGGGAAGACTTTTGGTACAATTCAAAGGATATCAATGATCAATAAACTGATTAAAGAATTTCCTAATACAGAAATACTAGACTTCTCCGTTATGACTGAAGACAAAATTAGACAGGTTGCATATACCAAAGGAGAAGTTGACGCGATGATTGCTGCTGCCGTGGAAGAGGCTCGCAGAATTGATGAAGAATCAATGAAAAAGCATAATCGTGATGCAACCATCATTAGTATGATTTTAGGTTTTACTTGCTTAGCTCTATTCCTCGACGGCACTCTGAGGTTGTTGGGTATCATACCTCCATTCATGGGGATTGATATCGATATCTTAGATAAGGTGGTGGATGCGGTCAAGCATGATCTCGCACCAATCACCAGATATGGATTACGACAATAGTATTATTTTAATAAAAATTATACAAGGTTTTACAGTAGGACTATTTGCACACTTCGTGCTTAAAGTTGTATTTGACCTATTCGATATAAATAATGATGACGACGACGATGATCCCGAAGGCGGTATCATGGTTCCTGCATACGCACCAATGTAATGACGACTTGGAATAAACAGATCGAGAATAGAAACTTTCTATCACCAATAGGATTCAAGATGGTGATGCCTAAGTTTCCTAAGGTAGTGTACTTTTCTCAGTCTGCTGCTATTCCTGCCATCACAATCACACAACCAATGCAATCCACAAGGTATGGACGTCAGTTACCTTTGGAAGGCACATTCCAGTATGAAGACTTTGAAATGTCTTTCATTATAGATGAGGATATGGAAAACTATCTTCTCTTACACAACTGGTTGCGTGCTCTCGGTGTCCCTGAGAAAGGTGCAGAAAGGACAGAGTTTATTAAATTCATAAAAGATAGATTCAATTCTGATGGAAAAGACTGGGATCTTATTTCTGCAGATGCGTCTATGACGGTCTTGAATTCAAACTTTAACGCTAATTTTAACGTAGTATTTAAAGGTTTATTTCCTGTATCATTGCAAGGATTGGATTTTAATGCTACAATAGATGGCACACAGTACGCAACAGCGACCGCCACCTTTAAATACCTCTTGTATGAGATTCAGAGTGGTGAAACTAACGTACGCTCTGCTAGTTACGAATAGTGAATCTTAATAAAATTGAAGAGATGTGGGAGAAGGACTCTGAGCTCCATAGGGAGTTGCCTGAGCTTCTTGCTAACGACTCTTTGGAGACTGCTAAGTTGCACTCCAAGTATTTACGATGGTTAAATCAATTTCGTCTCATGTTATCCGAGGCAGAAAGAGATATAAAAGTAATGCGGTTGGAGAAGTGGCAATATTATTCTGGTAAAAAAACCGACGAGGATGGCAAAGCATTTCCTTACAAGGTTATGAAAGGAGATCTGTCTGTATACATGGACGGTGATAATGACTTATGCAGACTTACAGCAAAGATACACTACATTGAAACGTGTATAAATTGTTGTGAGAGGATTCTTAAACAGATTGACTCTAGAGGTTTCTCGATAAAGAATGCATTTGACATCATCAAATACTATGACATACGTTAAGAAAAAGAATGAAGTATATCTAAAGGTTGAAACTGAGCAGCATATACACAAGGAGTTATCAGAGTATTTTTGCTTTGATGTCCCCAATGCAAAGTTTATGCCTCACTACAAGAAGCGTGTATGGGATGGTAAGATAAGATTATATTCACCTGGCACTGGTGAAATCTATGTAGGACTATATGATTACCTACAACAATTTTTTATTAACAAGGGTTATCAGTATACGATCAAACTAGATGATCATTACGGTATCCCAGAAGAAACCGAGGATTATGTCACACTTGAAAGCACAAAGACTTTTGTTGGGTCTCTGGGTCTCCCTTTCAAAGCAAGGGACTACCAACTACGAGGCATATATTCAGCACTTAAGTCGCGTCGGAAGTTACTATTATCCCCCACAGGATCAGGAAAATCCCTGATCATCTATGCACTAGTCCGTTGGTATCTGCAGAAAGGACTAGAGGTATTGATTATTGTGCCTACCACATCACTGGTAGAGCAGTTGTATAAAGATTTTGAGACTTATGGTTGGAAAGCAAGTGCTTACTGCCATAAGATTAGAGCAGGGAAAGAGAAATATGTTGACAGTCCTGTAGTTATATCTACATGGCAGAGTATATACAAGGAAGGTAAAAAATTCTTTGATAGGTTTGATGCTGTTATAGGAGACGAAGCACATCTATACAAAGCAAAATCATTGTCAGGTATCCTCACTAAGATGGTTGATACAAAATACCGTGTTGGTCTGACAGGGACACTAGATGGATTACAAACACACCAACTAGTATTGGAAGGTCTCTTTGGTAGTGTGGATCAAATCACAAAGACTAAGGATCTACAAAAGAAAGGACACCTTACACCACTCAAAGTAAATGTTATATTACTTAAACATGGATGGGTGCCGTTTGATTACTATCAACAGGAGATAGAATACCTATGCATGCACGAGAGACGTAATAAATTTATCGCTAAACTGGCATTAGATACGGTTGGCAACACCTTAATTCTATTCAATTACGTTGAGAAGCATGGTGAGCCTCTTCATAATCTGATAAATAGTTACAATACTACACGTCGAATCTTCTTTATACATGGAGGTATCGACACTGAAGACCGTGAAGAGGCAAGACGGATAACCGAAAATGAAAAGGATGCTATAATAGTAGCAAGCTATGGCACCTTCTCTACTGGTATTAATATCCGCAACTTGCATAATGTGATATTTGCCAGTCCCTCTAAATCTAGAGTCCGAAACCTACAGTCAATCGGTAGAGTTTTGAGGAAAGGAAAAAACAAATCACAAGCAACTCTTTACGACATTGCCGACGATTGCACTAAGGGGTCATATCATAACTACACCTTCAGACATCTTATAGAAAGGATGAAAATATATGAGTCTGAAGAGTTTGACTATGAAATCACCAAAGTAAGATTCAAAAATGATTAACTACATCCAACACGATCAAGAATTCTACGGTGTCATTAAGTTGACGTCTGGGGAAGAGTTGCTCGGTCCTATGATCGCAACTGATGATCACGGAGATACACTAATTTTTGTATCCAATCCTGCTAAACCACATTCAACACCTGTTAGTGATGGTAAAGCACAAGGTCTCGCTGTAGGATTTACTAAATGGATGATGTTTAGTGAAGAAGATTTTTATTTGATTCGTGAGCCTGATGTGATATGTGTTGCTCCTATGAGTGATGATTCTATTGCCATGTATCGCATGTGGTTACGAAGAGAATATGGAGGTCCCGAAGAAGGTTATAAGGCACCAGTCAATGAATCCATGGGACTCATTGGTAGGGTAGATGACTTCCGTAAAAAATTAGAGAAGCAATGGCGTAACACAGGTTGACGTTAAGTATGTACTAGTGTATACTTAAGATATTCGGAAGCAATACATGCCACGGAAAGCGAAAAAACAACACTATGTAGATAATAAGAAGTTTCTAGACGAGCTCGTGGTATACCGCAAGGACGTCAAGCATGCTGCTGAATTTGATCTACCTAAACCAAGAATCCCAAACTACATTGGAGAGTGCTTCTTAAAGATTGCTACTCATCTATCATATCGTCCTAACTTTATTAATTACATGTATAAGGATGACATGATTTGTGATGGGATTGAGAATTGTGTACAGTATATCGATAACTTTGATCCTGCAAAATCTACTAATCCATTTGCATATTTTACACAGATAGTGTATTATGCATTTCTACGTCGTATCGCAAAAGAGAAACGTCAGATGGATATCAAAGATAAATTGATTGAGAAGAGCGGATACGATGAGGTATTCTCTACTGATAATAAAGATGATCATGCTCAAATGAATTCAATCAAAGCGAGAATCGAAACTACTATGCGAGGTTAATTATGAAAGTATTGGTCATAACTGATCAACACTTTGGTGTTCGCAATGACAGTTTAGTTTTCCTAGAAAAATATAGATTATTTTATACCCAAGTTGTCCTTCCCTTGATTGACAAGGAGGGTATCACTGAAATTTTGAATCTCGGTGATACATTTGATAAGCGAAAGACTATCAACTACAACAGTCTGGATGCAGCAAGGAGA